CTCAGCTGGATAGAGCACCAGACTACGAATCTGGGGGTCGGGCGTTCGAATCGCTCCGGGTCCGCCATTCCCCGATTTATCACCTAAAGAATCAATCCCTTGCGGGGCAGATCGTCAACCTAATGGCTAACGTTTGACACTATCCTGCCTTTGTCCTGTCCCGGTCAAGGGCCGCGACGGCCCTTTCCGCCATCCCTTTCCGACTCGCGGCTACCGTGTAGCGTGTGACTTCCGAGAGCGTCTTGTGCCCGCTGATCGACATGATTTCATGCGGACTGCATCCCGCCTCGGCCAGCCGCCGACAGGCCGCCTTGCGCAAGCCATGGGGTGACAGGCCGTCAGGAAGGCCCGCGTCCTTCACCATCTGCCGAAACCAGTTCGTGAAGGCTTCAGGCGTCAGAGGCTTGCCCCTGTCCCCCGTGAGGAAGGCCGGGGCGTCGGCGGGAAGCGAGTCGATCAGCGCGGCAAGGTCACGGTGCAGGGGGATATGAACCTCTTGCCCTGTCTTGCCCTGCACCAGCCCAAGGAAGCCGTCGCGCAGGTTCTGCCGCCCCAGCTTCACCACGTCGCCCCGGCGCTGGCCGGTGTAGAGCAACAGGGTCAAGGCCGAATAGGCGCGCGTCCCCGGCTTGTGGTGATCGAGGAAGGCCGCGATGTGGTGTTCTTCCCACGTCGTGAATCCCCCGGCTTTCTCGCGCACCTTGCGGACTCCGATGGTCGGATCATCCCGCCGCAGGCCGGTTTCAACCGCGTGGCGCATCAGCAGGTGCATCAGTTGCAGCAGGCGATTCGCGGCAGTCGGCGCGTCGCCCCTGTCGTTCACCAGCTTCTGCACATGCTGCCTCTGAAGCATGGCAACCCGCTTGTCGCCATGGTCTTCGCGGAACCGTTCAAGGATGTTCCGATAGGTCTTCTGCGTCGTGGGTTTCAGGCCGGTGAAGTCGGGCGACTTGTAGTAACTGACGATCAGCGCGGCGATTGTGCCGGGCTTGGTCTTGGACTTGCCGATTTCCAGAGGTTCGCCTTTTGAGGCGGCCTCATGGGCGGCCATGAATTCAGGCGTCCAAGGCATCCCCGGCAGAGGCGTGAGGGGATAGCCCCTGCGCCGGTAATACCAGCGCGGGTTGCCGTGCCTGTCTGTGAAGCCCTGACAGTAGGGCGGGGCCTTGGGGGGCCGGTGCAGTCGTCGTCTCATGGCGGTTCAATCCCATTCGTTAGGTTCGGGACTGTCACCATCCGCCGAGTCGCCGTCACCGGGCAAGGCGTCAAAGGCCCTGTCTAGGGCGCGGGCATCCCAGATCACCCTGCCCAGAACACGCTTCGGCTTGGGCATGAGGCCGCCCGCAACCAGCTTGTCGAAGGTCGAAGGGGATGTTCCGATGTAGCCCGCCGCCTCAACGCGCGAGAGGCCCCGCCGCGTGGGCGGCGGAAGGGCCTCATGGCGAAGGGGGCGGGCATCGGCCATGGCGTCAGATCAGCCCAAGGCGCACGCGCACGGTGGCAGAGGGGTTCGCGGCGGCACTGACGGCAAGGCCGATGCGGGTGTTGCCGCTGGCCGTCTTGTTCACCAGCTTGGCCGTGTCATCCCAATACACCACGTCGCCCACGGCAATCGCCAAGGCCGACACCTTGGGCAGGGTCCAGACGCCTTGGGTGTTGATGTCCACCAGCGCCCCAGAAAGGGCGTCGCCTTGGGCCACACCGAAGATGGAACCGATCAGAACACCCGCGCCAGAGGCGACGGTCGCGGGGGCGGCAAGGGTGAGGGTTTCCCCGGGTGAAACGAAATTCGTGGCCATGGTCAGAGTCCTTTCGAGGTTCTGAAGGTGAAGGTGGAAGGCGGGGCCGACGTGGCCGCCGCGATTGCCGAGTCGAGGGCCGCAAGGGCGCGGGCCATCTCGGAGTCGGACTTGTATTCGACGGTCTCGCCGTTCTGGTCGGTGTAGCGGCGCACCCCGTCGGCACGGGCGCGCATGAGGGCGTCCCGTGCCGTCGTCAGTTCTTGCAGGGTCAAGGCCATGGATCAGGCACCCGCGTTGTATTGCGCGCCGCGCCAGTCCACCCAGCCTGCCCCGAAGTCGAGGAAGGCACGGAAGGACAGGCCCAGCGTGTTCCACGCCTCTTGCCGCTGAATCTGCACCCCCTGCGCCGACGACAGATAGGCGTGTTGCAGGGTGGCCAGACGCGCCGGGTCGGCGAACACCCACCAGTCATTGCCGGTGATCCGGGGTTCCACCAGCAGGCGCAGCTTCCCGGCGAAGGGGTTCACGTCCCCCACCTCTGCGGCATAGATCGACGACAGAACCTGTTCCGCCAGCGTTTCCAGTTCCGGCCCCAACAGAAGGGCAAACGGGGTCGCGCTGATCGGCGTCACTCCGTCCAGTCCCTTCCGCTCACGCATGGCGCGGCGGGCCAGCCCAAGGGCTGCGACAGACAGGGCCGCTGCCGTCGAGACGTTGCCCCTGCCAGCGTCAAAGACAGGATCGCCGTCGCGCAGATCAGGGTTGTCCACGATCAGGTTGACCATGATGTCGGCTTCCGTCTGCGCGGCGGCCTGACCAAGCGCAACGGTCATGTCGCCGAACAGGTTCAGGTCATCGTCGATCATCAGCTTCCGCGACACGTCCAGACGGCGGGCGAAGGTGGACAGGCGCATGATTTCGCCGGACTCGGCGCGGCTGGTGGCGGTGATCTCGCCCGTCTCCGTCAGTTCTTCCAGCTTGCCCAACTCGCCAAGGCGGATGCTGGTGGAGTCCTTGAAGTTGGGCAGGGTGCGCTGGCGGCTCAGTTGCTTCAGGGGGGACTCGGCGGCCTGATAGGCCGTGAGGGCCACCTTGTTCGCGGCATTCGACACGACAAGGGGGAAGTCAGACGTGGTGTGCGCGCGGGTGAAGATGTCGTCGGCGGACAGGCCGCGAACCGGCACCCCGGCCCGCACCAGCGCGTCGGCGGCGAGTTCCTTGAAGCCCATGGGGGCGAATTCCCGCGCATCGTCGGGCAGCGTGCCCCCTGCCATGCGGAAGGCCAGCGCATCGGCCTTGCGGCGGGTGATGGTGGGCGGGTCGGTATGGTCGCGGGTGACGCGCACACGGGGCGCTTGCCGGGCTTGCAGGGCCTCACGGGCCGCCGCGCGCACCTGATCGGGCGTCGCATCCTCGGGCAGATCGTCCCCCCAGGTATCGGGCAGGCCCAAGGCGCTGCGCACCTGCGCGACAAGTTCGTCTCGGGTCAGTTCGTCGTTTTCGGTCGTCATGCTGCGTTTCCTCGCATTGGGGTCAGCGGGGACGCTGACGGTTGAGACTTCAGAGATCGTCCAGCGCACGGCCCGCTTGACACGCTGGCCGCCTTCCATGGCCTCTGCCCATTGGGTCACGCTGTAGCCGATGGAGAGGTGCGGGGCCGTGCCGTCGCGGACGCGCTGCACCACGGGGGCCACGTCGTCTGCGGTGCTGAAGGTCAGATCGGCGACGATAGCGTTGCCGTCACGGCGGAAGTTCGCGGCCCGGCCAAGGGTGGCCCGGATGGTGCCTGTCCGGTGACTGTCGATCAGCGGCACGTCCAGCCCGGCCAGATCGACGCCCGCCGGGTCAAGCACTTCCAGATAGGCCCCGCGCGCGTCGCGGCGGGCAACGGGGGTATCCGTCGCCACGGCGGCGGTGATGGTATAGGCCGCGTCTGCAAGGCCGCCCTGAAGCGGCATGGCACGGGTCAAGCCTTCAGTCGGTTCAGCCATGCGCGGCCCCTTTCGCTGTTCGCAGGAACGGTGCGCCCCGTGTCGGGGTCTCGCACGGTCGCGGCCTTGGTCGGATCGACAGTGAGACGCGGGGCGTCTGCGGGGGGTGACGACAACACGTCGTCACCGGCAAGACGGGCGCGGCGCACGCGGGCATAGTAGCGATTCCTCTCGCGGCGACGGGCCTTGCGTTCTTCGTCATTCAGCATCGTCGGCCCCCTCTTTCTGGGGGGCACGGGGGGCCACGGGTTGCGCAGGGAAGGCCAGCCCAAGGGCTTTTTCACGGGCCTTGTCGGCGGCAATCTCGGCGTCCAGCGCCTCCACCGAATAGCCAAGGCTGGCGACGGCCATGCGTCGAGAGAGGAGTCCCCGGTCGATCAACAGGGCCGTGGCCTCGGCATCCTTCAGAGGATCGACCCACGGCTGACTCGGGAAATGCCATTCGACGGGCGGGGCGTCGCCCATGGGGAAGGTGCCGCGCAGGGTTTCCAGCAAGTGCCAGCGCCGCCAGATCGGGGCGAAGAAGGACGGCACCAGAAGGGT